ATCTCCTATAAATGCAGGAGAGCCATTTACAAATTCTACACGTTCCCTTGGTGGTGCAATGTTTGTATAATAAGTCACAGTTCCATTTGCGCCTACACGGTCAAAAGGTTCTCCTTGGCAATTTGAACCTCCAGTACAACCAACAGCATTAGTATAATAGCGCCCATCAACGCTGTTCTGCCATAAATTAATGGAAGCATCACCAGTACAACCTAATCTCCAAGTTTCGCTTTGACATGGTGCGCAAGTTGTTGTGCATTCTTCTTGAGGGTCAGGAATTCCATTTGTAAATTCTACCCGTATTCTTGGCGAATGGTCTGTGTAATAACTCGCATTAACTAAACCTTCAGTAATTTCTGCACAACAATCACCAGAAGCAATATAAAAAACTCCATTACTCTGCCATAATTCAAGAGAACCAGCACCTTCACAATCGTATTTCCAACTTTCGCTGTAGCATGGGCATGCAGTTGTGGTAGTAGTAGTTGTCGTAGTTGTTGTCGTAGTAGTAGTAGTCGTTGGGTACCACGTTGTTGTCGTTGTCGTCGTTTCTTCTGGCATATAATTAATTATTAATTGTTTATCGTTACTGAGTCAACAATTAAATTTGTTCTTACGGGAGCATCATAAGAATAAACTTTAAAACCACCAACTGCTGTTGGAGAAATTGGATTTGGATAAATACCAGTTGTTTTAGCAGTAACTTTTATAGTGTATCTTCCGATTTCAGCTTCATCTTCGAATACAATATAGTTGTTTTGAGTTGTCGTTTTTTTACTTTTATAAGTTGGAGAAATTAATTCTACATTATATAAATTAGCCCCATCAACAGATGTCCATCGTCCAGAAATATCTATAAAGTCATTTTCTCTATCATAATTACCCGTAGTGAATTCCAAAATGCTTGGATATGATAGGTCATATCTGTATTTATTTTGCAACAAATCACTGTTTCCTTCGGAGACTTGGGTATTTCTTGAGCTTGGAAATGAATTATAAAAGTCTTGTAATAATCCAGTTTCTCCTTTTTCGATTTCAGCAAATTTACCTGTATCAAATTTTACTGCGGTCACTTCGTATTCGTTTAAATTTAATTCTTTAATCGAATTTATTTTATAAATTTCTTGTTTTGTATTAGCTAGAGTTATAGAACACGGAACACCGTTTGAAATTTGAGACATCAAAGGGAACCCGCTACAACCAGTATTAATGAAAAAAGCTGAACCATATTCAAGAGATGGAGAAGTATTTGCAAGCATTAATCCTGTAGCTTGCAAAGTGACTCTCATCGGAGCATCTGTTTTATAGATTTCTCTTATATTAATTTTTGATGTGCTTTTAGCTAAATCATAAAAATCTTCAGATTGAGGCTTGCCAGTAGGAATTAAAACAGATATTTCTCCAGTTAACCCAGATGGATTAAAGTCTTGCGAAGACAATGAAATGTTTGTATAAATAGAATTGGATACTAAATCAGTATACAAAACTCTTCCGACATGATTCTTTAAAGTTTTTACTTCATCGTTGATTGCAATTAAATCTCCTGGCCTACATAGCAAAGTTTCAAGCGAAGATATAAATACAACGCTTTGATCTTCATTGATAGAAGAATAAATAATGTGCTCTCCAATTCTTTTTGCATGTGCGCGACTAGAAACTCCAAAAGTGTCGGCTGTTGTTCTTAAAATTCCCCTATTTTTAATATCGTCAGGGTCTTCTACATATTCAATTTTTTTCTTGAACAAGTCTTCTCTATCCAAAAACGATACTTCAATAACATTGTATTGCAAATCTCTTCTGTCATTGGAATAAGAAAACACACCATCTTTAACATTTGAGTTGTTAAAAAATGACATGACTGGCTTTAACCTATCGTTCGTAAAGTTAATTTCTGAATTAGAATAGAAAAGGTTTCCTCTAAAAGAAGAGATAATAGACTTTACCATGTCAAAGACATTTGTTTTGTCAGCTATCACTCCATTAAATGCATATCTAGGCTCTAATCCACCATCGTTAGCGATAACCCCTTGGAAAAGTCCATTTTCGTCAACAGCATCGCAAAATCTTCCGATTTTATATAGTTCCCAATAATTTATTTGATTTGGTTCGATGAAATTACCCAAACCATATCTTCTGTTAATTAACAGATCAAAAGTGATCCAAGCTGGATTGTCTGTCCAAGATAATTTAAAGGTACCATCCCAATTTCCTTTGTAAATTATTTTTTTATTGTCAGTCGATGGTAGAGAATTAAAATAGCCAAGATTTTTTCCTAAAATATATCTTTTATCTGTGCCATTTGAATTTAATGGGAAATAGTTGCTTGGTACGAAAACCTTTTTAAATCTTGCATCATAACTCCTTGGAGGAATTTCATTCAAGCTTCTTGAATCCAATTTTAAACCACAAATCGTTGAAAAAGGATATGAAAACGGAATATTGATAATTTCAGTAATTTTTTCCAAGTATATTTCTCTCTTGATTAGAGAGGAATAAGTTTCAGCCGTTGATCTCCAAACTCTAACAAATCTTACGCGATCAGATTGTGCTTGAGGCAATTCAATTGGTTTTGCTACATTTTCAGTACCCAAGATGAATCTACTATACTCTCTTATAGCGTTATTATTTTCTTCTCTACCAATATCTATTTTTACAGCCGAATCAATTAAACCTTTGATCTGATACTCTCTAGAAGAGATTAATTCTTCCGAACCATCTTTATTTTGAAACCCTGTTTCGATTCTTACTCTAATTAAAGAAGGCAATAAAGTGCCAGCTTCTACTGATTGATTTGCTCCATCATTCTTAATCAAAGTAATATCCCTATGAGCCATGTCTCTTAACACAGTAACATTAAGCGTAATATAAACTTGAGAAACATTTGGATTTAAAACAGCATGAGTAATTGAAGAAGCTGGTTCAGCCGAATATTTAACATATTGATCGTTCCAAGCAGTATAACTTTCAACACTTGGCAAAAATCTTACATCATCACTACCATCAATTTTATATGACAAATCTAAACAAGCTCTTAAAATTCCTCCCCAAAAATACTTATCTAAATTAATATTTGTTACTTGAAATTGTTGATTATAGATGTAAATTGTTTTTGTATTTGTCGTTGGCTGTGTTGGCTGCGGCGCAGAAGCAACGATAATATCTGTATCAATGTCTTTAATAAAAACAGTATCAGAAGATAAAATATCTATTGTAGTAGTAGCTGATTGAGAGGTAGTTGCTTTATTATTTCGGCGGTTTGTTGTATTAGTAATTGAAATTGTTCTTTTAAAACAAGATGTTGCTCGGTCAAAAATAATTAAATATTCAGCATTTGGTCCGCCATTAGAGTCAGTAAAAATATAGGTTAAAATATTTTGAGTTTCAGATGTTGAATTTGACCAAGCTTGATAGTTAACTGAAGATGGGTTAGAAGATTTAGTAATCGACTTCAATCTGACACTACCAGTAGAATTTAAAATTTCGGATACAAAATTATCGAAACCTGATCCACCATTATATAGGCCGTTATGGTAAACGATGTATTGATTATACTCTCTTTTATTAATTAATTCGTCAACTTCATTAGTTAGAATTCCAGAAGAAGCATAAGCAGAGTTTGGAGAATATTGCGTGTATAATACACTCGTATCACTGTTAAATAGAGTTAATACTGGCCTACCCCTGATAAAGGCTCCCCTTAGTTTTGAACTGTATCTCTGATCGAGGTAAGTTTTATTAAATAAACTTAATGGTTTTTGTAGCTCTTCTCCATTTCTCAATTCGATTGTGGCATTAGCATAATTATATTTAGAAAATGGCTTGATAAGTTTAATTTTATTTAAATGTTCAATAACCGCTTCAACTCCATTCTGAAGAATATAATCATCTTTTTGGTACAAGAAAATATAAACGCTTCCATTAATTCCGACTCCATTAATTCCGAATCCTGCATTTGAATTATAAAAATAAGCCAAATTAATTTTTTGAGGAGGGCTTTTCCAAGCTCTTCCTTGTAATTCGGTTCCTTCAAGAGGGTTATATATTTGATTTCTCAAATCAGAATCTAAATAAATAAAATCATCCATACTGTAATATGGATAGTCTGATCTTATTATATTTAACGAAAGCTTTAAAGCTATAAACGGATACTGATCAGCTCTTAATTCTGGGCTAAATGGAAGCAGATATGCTTCAACTTCTTTAGAATTCGAATAATTAAATTTAGAATTCAATAATCTTAACTGTTTAAAAAATGCACTACTTGTATCAAAAGAAGAAGTATTATAAGCAGATTTGACAGAGATAATATCATTAAATATTGAATTAGCGATTTCAGTTTTGCCTTTTATAACTGTGGCAGTTAAACTTCCTCCATCAACAGATTTTGAAATTTGCCACCCATTTAACGATGAAATTGAGGTTTCGATAAAATATTCTTTTGAAAAATAACCTTTTAAATAAAATTTTTGTTTAAAAGCATCTTTGATAAAGTTCAAATCAATTTCTGCCACAGTAGAAGCATCAATATCAACAGGTTGCCTGACTGCAACATCGTTGACATAAACACTTTCGAAGAGCCTTGTATCTTCAACATAATCCCCTCTTTCGCTAACAAAACCATCAATTTCTCCGTCTGAAATCAAGTCAATATTTTCAATATATTCGTATGAAGATATAGCTTGTAAATCTCCAAGCTTCGGCGGCTTTAATGTTGGCGGCGGAGGAGGTGGAGGCGAACCACCACCACCACCACCACCTCCAGCACCAGCAATCTTGTGAAAATATTTTTTAATATAATGATTCATGCAATATTAGCTAGTTGTAGTGACAGATGCCAAATTAGATTCTGTGGCATCAATAACTGCGGTTTGATTGTTGGATTTTTTATTTGTTGAATTAATAAATTCGTCTGTAAGAGTGAGCGAAAGAGGGAAACTTTTAACAGTATTTTGAATAACATACGATCCTACCCTCAGTCTTCCATAAGCAAGAGGAACTGGGTTTCCTTGTTCAGTGATGTTTTCTCGATTACTAAATGCTAAAGATTTATTAGAAGCTGATGAAGTTGCTTCTGCTCCAGGTATGGATGGATATTGCTGTTTGGAAGCTTGAATATATGAATAAACTGCAAAAGCAATTGAAACAACCAAGCTAACTATAGCTATAGCTGTCCCCAAGCCACTTCCAATAATTACTGGCATAAAATCTATCTTCTTGATTTTCTTTTCGAAAAAAATATTTTGGTTTTTTAGCCAACAATTGTCAGCTACAATAGTATAAACAATTTTTTTATTTAATAAATCTTTAACATCTTTACCAAAGTTTTCATAATTAGCTTCAAATGCACGCAATAAATCTTTCGGTTCTTTAATTACAAATTTATGGAACTTTCCATATTTCTTGCCTAAGATTCCATGTAAATGCACTTCTGTCATAAATATTTTTTAACCTTCTTTAGTATCTTTACATTTACTTCGCACTCTTTTGGCTCGTAAAAAGCGAATTTATCAGTTTTTAAAGAATAAACCATTGAGGGCACACAAAGAGCTTCTGCATTAGCAATATCCAAATCAGAAAAGCTTTCATCTCCTTCTTGATGCGAATGAAAAATACATATCAATTCATTTTGATTTTGAAATCTCAAAAAATCTATTGGATCGACACAAAAAAAACTATTTGGTTCTGGCGATCTATTTTGCATAAACTCAGCTACAAAATAATTTTTATTTTTTCCAATAATTGCACAGCACTCAATATGAAAATATCTTTGGCAAATTTGCTTTAAGAAATTTAAAATTTCATTTAAGTCTTTACTTTTTAAAGAATGTTTGTCCATAATCGTATTTATCTGTTGCTGGAAATCCTCCAAATGGTAAGTAGTAAGAAGCTGGGTCACCATTAATGGTGCTTGGGACAATATTTTGAACTTGACTGGTTTGGTTTAAAAAAGAGCCTCTAATTCCACTATAATTAATGGAAGAATTAGCAAATCTTTTACGACAAGCTCCTATTGTTTTTGCACATCCATCTTTTTGCCAAGGAGCGTCATCTAAATTTGGCGCATTATTTTCTGACGCTAAATGAGGACTTGTACAAATATACCATGTTCTAAACGGGTCTTTATCAGTATTAATAAAAACAATTGCACCAGGGAAATAGTATTTTCCGTATTGCCATTCATTTAATGAGCTTTGAAAATCAAACTCGCCAGTTGGTATGTAAGTAAATTGAGCGTCATTTTCTTGAGAGACGGGAGGCCCAAAATAATTACATCCTATTCCTCTGTATTGCCAATAACAATATCTGCCCAAAACTAACCTTCCAGGGATGAAGAAATTTTCTAAATCAAATGGCGCTGTTAACTCAAACTCTACCAAAGACTTATTCTCTTGTAGTTTTTGAGAGATAATATATAAATCGCGTGAAATTTCAGCAGTTGGATCGGCAACGCCAAATGGATTAACGGCTCCTTCAAAATTAATATCATCAATATATTTAATGAAAATTTTGATTCTCTCTATTTTTGCATTTCTAAAATCATTTTTTCTACGCAAAACACTACTTACTACTAAATTATTATTACTGATTCTTATTTTTGGACGAGATAACCTATTAAAAATGTTTGTCTCAAAATCTTCAACTTCAACAGCAATTGGCAAATATCCTATTCCATTAAGAATAATGTTTGCAGTCAATCCGTTTGAACAAGGATGAAAAGGCAAGTATGAATCTGGTTCATTTAACGTATCATAATAGAGTCTATAAAACTCCAAGATTGCTGTTGGTTCCAAATCAATTAAATCTTTCGAAACTTTATTGTTAATTGGCATGGTTAAAAATAATAATACTTTAAACTATAAATTACACAAATTTTTAGGAGAAAGCCATATTTACGAACAGCTATATGAACTATATGTTGACTTTTCATTGCGTTCAGTTCCTCTCCCAACAAAAGAAATAACTTTTTCTGGAAGGTTTGAGGAAATGAAAAAACATTTTGACTTTCTAGCTAAAAATACTATCATTATGTATGCAGTAGTTAATAATGAAATTTCTGGCTTTGTCGCGTTTGGCTCTGATTTTTCGCATATCGACATTCCAGAAAATTTTAAAAACCTAATCGAAGAAAAAAAAGAACAGATTCGCGAACTTTCTTTTGGCGCTTCATTGCCAAATAAAATCTTTTTAGCTCAAAAAATTGTTAGAGATTCAATTCAATTTATCAAAAAGGAATATAATATTAATTATATAATAGGAACTGTTGTAAGAGAAAAAAAGAAAGATAAATTTATGCTAGCAATAAAGCGCATATTTAAATTCAGCGTAATTAATAATTTTACATTTCATGAAATATCGTAATCGCTTTGACAGAACAGGAGAGTGTTCTGAGAAAGGGCATGATGCAGAAACTCTATTTATTTCAATCGCGGAAAAACAAGGTTGGAAAGCTGTCAAAGCAGATCGTAAGCAGCAACTCTCTCACATTGATGTCTTCCTCTCAAAAGAGGGCTATCCAATTTACTCAATAGACATCAAAGCTAGAAAAAAAATCAAAAGAAGTGATTCTGAGACAAGCGATGATTTAATTTGGGTTGAGTTTTTAAATGTCGCAGGCAATGCTGGATGGTTAATTGGGGCCGCAGAATTCATTGCTTTTGAAAGAGAGAATGATTTTATCATGGTTAATCGCTCTGCCCTATGGAAGCTTTGCCTCAAGTTAGTTGACCAAAATAACCGTGTAGATTCGTCAAAAAACGCTCTCTATAAGATATATCAACGCAAGGATCGCAAAGACGAGATTTCAATCATCAAGTTCTCTGATATTTTTGATAACTTAAAATTTAAAGTTTGGCCAAAATGCTAGAGTTTACTCCATGTAGTCATAAATGGATTTGGAGCGTAATTTTTATTCGTATTCCTAAAAACGCAAGCACTTCCATTTATTCTCATCTTGGTGATTTTAACTTAATCAAGAAGCATGAAAAATTTTTTAATGACGCTCTATTTAGAAATAAACTTTATAAAAAACGCTTTTCTCCAACGCATGCCAAACCAAATGAAATTTATGGTATTTTTGGCAATTTAGTTAAAAATTATATGTCATTTGCTGTTGTGAGAAATCCTTTTGATCGAGCAGTGTCCATGTTTCAATTTGCCAAAGAAAATGAGCTTGGAGATTTATACAATCATTCTAGCGATATTTCTTTTGAAGATTTTTGCGAAATTATGGAAGAAAATCATGCGAATAACACAAAAGACTTTATTGGCATTCATCAACAAGTTGAATGGCTCAACGGAGTATTTCAGCCAAACTTTATTTTGCGTTTTGAAAATCTTAAAAATGATTTTAAAGAAATGCTAGATGCTTGTGAAATCGGGCATATTAGTTCAGATATTCCTCACGAAAACTCAAGCAAAAGATCAAATTATAAAGATTATTACAATTCGAACACGAAAAAGATAATTGAAAAAATTTTTGAAAAAGACATTGACACTTTCAAATATCTATATTAAAATAATAAATGACTGGAAAAATTAAAATAATTGGGGCAAACAACAAATCCCACTTGGATTGGATGGAAAAAGAATTCGAAAATTGCAGCATCTCTTTTGATGGAAACACCCTGCATTATGTGAAAGTTCCTGATCGCGGAGAATTTCCATTTGAAATTTACAAGACGCTCTTGATTGAGGATCGCTTTATCATTGAAGGCTATGCTCACATTGATGATTCTTTGGGCCGTTTGGCAATTGAATTCTTTCCTCAATGAAATACTTAATCATTGATTCTCACAAGGGTTCAATAAAAGAACCTCAAAACTTGCACTGGTTAAACGCCAAAAAGATCAAAGACTTCTTGATTCAAAGTGGTCATGAGGCAGACCTCATCTGGAGCTACCCAACAGTTAATGACAGCATTAAAAGTGGCTATGATCGAATCATCTTCAATCATGCAAGTCACTACTCTTATGTTGACTATGCTTGGCTAAAGGCTAGCCCAGAAGCAAAAATCTTTTATATTTCTAACGAATATAATTTAGGAGAACCAAGAGCACTCTGGATTGGAATTAAAGAAGGTCGCCGCTATGAGGTTATCTCTAATCATGGGCCAAGTATTTCAAAAATCGTTGAAAAATACTTGAATGGTTGGAATTTTGTCAATCTTAACTCTTTGATTTTCAATCCAAAAGAAACAATTGCCGAAAAGCAAGGTTGCATTTATTACGGTTCTTTTCGTAAAAATCGTGAACCGTCCTTTCGTAAATACTTAAAGGGCAAAGTAACCGTTTCAACACATCAAAAAAATCGTGAAAAATTTAACACAATTGGAGTCAGCGGGCCATTTATTGACCGCATCAACTGGTCAAAAGAAGGACTCTCTAATTTCCAGACTAGCCTCTACATTGAGGATGAAATTAACCACCACAACTATAATGGTTTGGCTAACCGATTCTACGAAGCTCTCAATTATAATGTTCTTACTCTATTCGACTATAGCTGTAAAAATACCATTTCCATGTCTGGTTATGACATACCTTCTTATTGCATCATTGATAATGAAAAAGAATTAGTTGGGAAAACCCAGTTCCTTCTTTCTGAAATTAAAAGCTATTGTCTAAACAGTTGGAAAGAAAAAGCGCTAGAAGAATCAAAAGAAGCCTTGACAAAAATCCTTACTATTGTAGAATAATAAGCACCACAGTAAACACAAACAAAAACAAATAAATAAAAAAATCCCTATGAGCAATACTCTTGCCAAGGCAATTGAAAAAAGCAAGCCAGAACAGATTGACCTCTGTTGGGCAGTCTTAAAGTATAAGGAAATCGGCGTTCTTCGAAAGATCAAAGCTCTCTGTTCAGCATTTGGCTTGAACTTGGAGCAGGTAACTTCCGAGCTACCAAAAGACGAGAATGAACGCATCATTGACTGGGAAACTCGTCACATGATTCACGATTCCCTTATCAAAATGAGCACAAGCAACAAGCAATAACGAACAATAACATGCAAAAGAAATCAGGTATTAAGTGGTATTCAGTTTATAATCAAAAAGGCGAGCATCAAGCTTCCTACGATCAGTATTTCACTGATGCGTATGTTTGGGCTATGGATTGCGCTAAGCACATTGGCGGCTACATCTGTGAGTGTGAGGCTGGTCAAGAGGAAAAGACTATTTTTAACGCGCTTAAAAAGCACTTGTGAAAATACTGGATGCAATTCCTTTGTTATTGCAGCTTGGGGTCGAATACCTCAAGCTGCGTAATAAATCTTTTCTTTTTGATGTTCTAGAGAAGTTTGACTCTAGAATTGATAAGCTCTCAAGCGAGAGAGACAAGGTAAGAAATATTCCAAACTCGCAAGCTCAAAAGAAAGCTGACAACCTAAACGAAGAAATTATTGAAGAGCAGCAAAAAATGCACTCTTTCTTAACAGATTTCAAAAAATGAAAAAGTTAACTATTATTCTACTTGCTTGTGGCTGTTGCCAGACAAAACCCATTCCCGATAGGGAATTTAATCAGCAACCTCCAGAATTATTTTTGCCCCCAAAGTCTGTTGTGATTACAACAGAAGGCAAATACATCAGTGGAGATGTCACAGAAATCTGGCATTCTCACAAAAAATACTCTGTTCTTCAAGACGAGATTTCTAAATTTAGACCACACAATTCCAATCAATGAGCGAATTCAAAGAACAAGAGCTTTCCGATTGGGGGAACAGCCAAGGTTGGAATGATTTTTTTACTCAATTTAATGAGTATCTAAGATCATTAGCTTACTCCTATAAGCTGCCTTCACAGGACGTTGATGACGTTGTGCAAGAAGTGTTTGTTTCAATGGCAAGCTACTTCAAAGAAAACAAGTTCGACTCTGCCAAAGGCAAGATTCATTCTTGGGTAACAACATTCGCCAAGTGGCGCATGGTGGATATTATTCGTCGCAATCAAAGGAAAAACAAGCGAATCACCAGCGGCGATGATCTTTTGATGGAAATGCATCCTGATGAAAAACAAGATTTTCTTGCTTCGCAAGAAAAATCTTATCAGAGAGAGCTTCTCATGCAAGCTTTTGAAAATCTAGGCAGAGATCATAAAAGCAAAGACTATATGATTTTTAATGATTTGTACTTTAATGATTTAAAAAATGAAAATCTAATGCTTAAATACAAGATCAATTCTAGCGCTATTTATATTGCCAAACATAGAATTATTAAAAAAATCAAAGAAGAAATTAATCATATTCTTTGCTCGCAGCCCAATTATTAAATCTTGTCTTGACAAGGAGCAGCAGAGTGGTATTGTAAACCATGAACCTATCACTTTGCTGCATCTCAAAAACACTGTCTGACAACGGGCAGAATTTTCGCTCCATGACTTACACGCAGTTTGCCAAGCTGCCTCGTAATGTTGCTATACAAGAGCTTTCCGAGCGAATCTTGCATAATTTCAAGATGACACTCAATACTATTCGTTTTTGCCAACTGAATAATATTCAAGGCTATCGTCTCTCGTCTTCTCTTGCTCCAGTTCTAACGCACAAAGATGTGCTGCTTCGCATTGCAGACTTGCCCAATTATGCAGGCATTGTTGCTGTATGCAATTCAATCAAGCAGTTGCTCTCTTCTCATCCGATTCGTTTGTCAGCGCACCCAAGCGAATACATTACGCTATCTTCCAGCAATCAAGACTGCATCAACAACAGCATTCTTGACCTACAGCAGCATGCAGAGATTTTTGACCTGCTTGATTTGCCGCAAGACTATCGTTCACCTCTTAACATACATGTAAGACAGGAAACATCAGAGCCTCAAAAACTCGCTGATAAAGTTTTGAGTGTTTATGATTCTCTTCCCGACAATATCCGTCAACGTCTTGTGCTAGAAAACAATGACAATGCCAAAGGTGTTTGGGGCATCAAGAATCTTATCAAGTACTTTTATAATTCGCGCAAGATTCCTGTCACTTATGATTCATTGCATCATAGTATTTTGCATGACGACTTGAGTGCCGAAGAAGCCTTCAATCTTGCTTATGACACTTGGCCTGTTGCACCCATCTTCCATTACAGCGAGGGCATTGACGGCACTCGCAAGCATGCTGACATGCCAGTTTCAATTCCTAACAACTATGGCCGAAATGTTTATTTTGATGTAGAGCTTAAA